GGTGACATTGGCAGGCCACCAGAGTGTGGCGGTCTGGATAGCGGTGCCCATGCTCAACGTGCTGCCGGTAAGGGTTAGCGGAGCCGTCGCCGATAGCGTGCCCCCACTTGCACCGACCAAACATGTGGCGCAACCGATGGCGCCCGTGCCGCTGTTGAAGGTGATCGGCGAAGTGCCGCTGAAGCTGGTCAGCGACGCGAACGGGCCAAGCGTGAAGCCGTTAAAGCGGCCGAACATGCCCTGCGTCGTGCACCAGATGCTGCCGTTGGTCGGTGATGTCGGAGCAGTGCCCTGCGGGCAGAAGATGTTGGCGCCACCCGTGGTGGAGGCCGCAGTCGTCAGCGGGCCGGTCAGCGTTGCCGAAGCCATCGTTGCCAGGCCGGTGGTGACCGGGCTGCTGAGCGTGGCGGATGGAATGGTCAAACCGGCCGGCAGTGTGGTCGAGAGGGATGGAATGGCTGTGCCGTTGGTCGACAACACCGCGTTGTTCACCTGCGCCAAGCAAGTGACAGACGTTCCGGCTGTCGAGTAGTAGGCAATGGCTGGTGCGCTGACGCAGTTGCCGACTGTGCCGCCGCCGCCTGAACCGCCGCCTGGCGGAACACCGCCGTCGATCGCGGTGCCGCTGGCTGATGCGACAATGGCGTTGCCGGCGGTGAATGTGCCGGTGGCAGTCAGCAGCCGCGAGCCGTTGCCCTGGCCGGCTACCGTACCCCCGAGAAAGACCGACTGGCCGGCGACGTTGATCTGGAGCGTGGATGGATTCGACAGCTGAACCCATGTGCCGTTGTCGTTGACATAGGAGAAGCAGCCAGTGCCGGCGCCGTTTGCCTCGCTGCCGTTGCGGCAGTCTGGCGACCACGCGAACGATCCCTGTGCGGCGCTGCCGGGCAGAGAACCTGTGTTGATCGGATCAAACACCGTGACGCCGCCAAAGGTCGTGGTGGCCGCATTTGGCGCAATCTGGAAGCTGTTGCCGGCGCTGCTGATGGACGGTGCGGTGACCGCGCCAGTGACGATGAGCGTGCCGCCGACTGTGCTGTTGCCCGAGGCGGCAAGTGTGCCGGTGAGGGTCGTGCTGCCGGCGCTTAGCGTGCCGCTGATCGAGGTGTTGCCGGTGATGGTGGTGGCGTGAAGCGTGCTGGCGCCGGATACGGAGAGGCTGGAGTTGAGCGTGGCCACGCCGCCGACAGTCAACGTGCCATTCAGGTTCGCGTTGCCGCTTGCCGAGAGTGAGGCGACGCTGGCCGGCACGCCGGCCGACATGATCTGGCTGATGGAGAAGTTGACCGTCTGATTGGACCGTGACGGGCCGGTGGCCTGCTGTCCAAGGATGATATCGGTCGGCTGCAGATTGTTGCCATTCTGCTGGCACGCGACCGCGTTCGGCGCGGTCGTGAGACAGGCGGGCTGGGCGTGGCCCGACACCACCGAAAGAGCCAAGAGGATAGCATTGATCAGGAGAGCGATCAGATAGCGTCCAGGCATGCGCAGCACTCGGCCAGTGTGTGTGCGCTCTCAGACGCTGAAAGCTGAAGAACCTATAGCAATATTGTGAGGGCGTGCCATAGGAAGATGACCCAGAGCACCCAGCGGATCACGGCGAAACCTGCCGCTGGTAACGCTCCATAACCTCCGGCGGAGCGGTGCGCTGAAAGTTTTGGAGCGCTCGCCTCGACGGTTGCGGATTGATGGTCTGCCGCAGGTAGTATCGCTGAAGGCCGGGCGGAACGCCGAGCTTGGTCATATCGGCCACCGCGCCCTCTGTGTCCCCTGCCCTGATCTTCTCTCGGACGCCAGGCAGAGCATGCTGAATGGCATACTTCTGCCGCTCGTCCTGCGCATGAATCTCGCCTGCCGCTGGGCCGCCAGGATAGCCTTGGCTGACCTGTGCCAATCCAGTCAGTGGGGCGAGCACTTTCGCCGCTGAGATGCCGGGATCGGCTTGCGTTGGCTTCCCCTGGATGTGCTGCTGGTACATCTCATGCAGTCCTTGCAGCGTCGATGTCGGTCCCAGGTTCTCGCCGATGTGCTTCACGATCGCACCGGCCGTGTCGACGTAATCGCCGATCGTCCGCGGGTTCGGCGGCAGCAGCTCACGGCCCAGACTATCGTGGCCCATGATCAATTCGATGATCGGCCGCACCAGCGGCGACGCCTTGTTCATCAGCATGGTGCCAGGCTTGGCGAACCAGCCCATGAACTCCTCGCCCACCTTGCCCGGCGGCAGCCGCAGGTAGACACCGCGGCCAGTGGAGTCGGTGCCGGCGTAAACGCGGTCTTGCTTGCCCGGCTCGTTCCAGTGCTGCGGCAGCACTCCAAAGATCGATAGCGGGTTGGAGCCGGCATGCGCGACGGCTGATGTGGCTTCGTCGTACCACTGGTTGAACACGTCCTGCGCGGCTTGCGGCAGGCCGGACGTTTGCGATTGGCGCATCACCTGTAGACCAGCCTGCAGCAGCGCGTTCGCCGAATAGAACAGGCCAACATCCATGGCGAAGGCGGTCAGCGCCTTGCGGCGGAGCGCAGACTGCGCCGACTTCGCTGCCTCCGGCCCAGCCATCTGCTCGATGCGGGCGCGGATCTGCGATGGCGCGCCGTTGAACATGTCCTTCATCACGCCGAGGTTGCCGAGCGTGAAGGACCGCGAGAACAGCAGCAGGTTCGCCATCATGTTGGCTTCGCGGCTCAGATGCTCCGGCGGCAATGCGCCCGCGTAACGGTTCGCGAGGTGCGCCGCCATCGTGCCGGCCACGTCAGGCTCGAAGCCCTTGGCAATGAACTTGGACCGCATGCCGTCGTAGAGACCGACCTGGAGATTGAACACCTGATCCCAGAGCAGCCGCTGGTGCATCTGGTCCCAGGCGTGCGGTATCGCCATGATGGTGCGCCGCAGCGCGCTCTCTACCGGCGGCTCGCGCGCCTGGTCGGCAATCGAGGCTACGTCGACCCAGCCGCGCCGGCCGAGCGGCGAGAGGCCGTCGCGCACTGCCTGTTCCATGTAGCTGCGATCACCACGCAAGCGGCCACCATCGCGTATTACCTGCAGCGTCAGCACACGCATCGGCATGACCGGCAGTGACCGGCCCAGTTCCACGGCAAGGTGGATGAGCGGCGAATACATGATCGCGGACATGATGCCGCTTTTGAGGTTCTGCGCCGCGCGATACCACTCCGGCGACTTCTTGCTGAGTACCGCTTTCAGCGGCCCCTCGAACTCCTTGGCGACGTGCAGCGCCTGCCAGCCGGTGCCGGTCCAGCGACGGAACGACGGATGGTCAGCCATGGTGAAGTAGTCGCCTGGATTGAGCAGGCCGGGGATGTCGCCGCGCACCATCAGGTTGACGCCGGTTTGCTTGCCGACTTCATCGATCCGGTTCATCAAATCGGTGCCGACGATCGCCCGTTCCGAAAATGCCAGCCGCGCCGGCAGCGAGCGAATGTCGCGGAGCAGTTGCGCCCCCTCGCCCAGCTTGGCTCGCGCTGCGGCTTCGGTCTCCTCCGGCGTCAGATGCTCGCGGCTCATCGGGCCGGCGGTGGTCAGGTTCGCGCCGCGGCCATCGATGCCGATGCTCGCGGTGGGACCTCCGCTGCCTGGCCGCTGAAAGCCGTTCTCCTCAGACCACATCAGGATCTGCCGCGGCATGTAATAGGGCAGCCCCTGCGCTTGCGGCGCGACCATGCCGCGCTCCTGCATCCGCCGCCACACATCCTGCGAGATGGCGTCCAGCGAGTCGATGACCTGGCGCTGGCGTTCGTTCAGCCCGGCCAGTCCCGTGCCGCCGCTGTCGAACTCGGCGCGTGCCGCGTCCCGCATCTCAGGCGGCATCTGGCGCAGCTGCTGCTCAAACACCGACTGCGCGTCGAGCGCGCGGCCCATCGCATCGCGTTCCTGGCGAGGGAACGCACCCTCGATTTCCTTGTCAATTTCGCCAAATCGATAGTTGATTTGGCGCAATCCATTGGCGAAATCGGCCGCAAACGCCTGAGAACGTTTCGTGCCCGACTGCATCGGTGCAACGCCATCGGCGATCGTCTTGGCCAGTGCGCGCGAACTGTCGCGCAGCCGCGTCAGTGCCGGCGCCAGCGGGCCGAACGCCCGGCGCCATGCCTCTGGATCAACCAACGCTCCGGGGAAGCTATACAGCGTCCCCTGCCCTGTCGTGTCTGGCGCGAACAGCCCTTCGTTCGCGGGCTTCTGCGGTGCTTCAGATTGCAGTGCGCCGCGGCCCTGCGCGTCTCGTGCGGCCTGTGCCTGGACGGCTGACGCCTCCATGCCGGGCATGCCGATCTGGTTCGGGTCGTTGCGGATGGTCGGTTCGGCGCCGGCCTTGGCGCGTGGTTCGGCTATTTGTCGCCCGAGGAGGTCAGCCGCAGGCGTCTTGCCGTTGGCACGGTCCCATATCTCAGACCATTGTGGATTGCGCTCGTTGCCGAATCGTTCGGCCATCCATTGGTGCATTGCGTCGCGCACCTTTTCGCCGCCCCGATTGGCTGTCGGATAGCGCATCGTCCAGTCGTAATCACCGTTGTGAGCAGTCTGTTCAATGAATCCAGACTTGCCGCGGCCTAGGTTGAAGTAGACCCTCTGCTTGCCGCCTTGCTCCCACGGCCTTGCGATTCCCGCTTCTGCGCTGACCGCTTCGCCGCGTCCTGCATCCCCAGCAGCACGTCCGCGTGGTCCTTCAGCTTCTTGGCCGACACCTTCAGGTGGTGCGGCAGGTGCGGGTCGTTCAGCACCTTCACCGCGTTGCTGCGCTGCTGCAGGATGTGTCTCCTCGCGATGCTCACGCTCTAAATCCTCCAGCGTCCGCGCCTGCGACTGGCCGTAGAACTCTCGCGCGTTCCACGGTGACGGCGCAAGTCCTGCTTCCGGCTCCGGCTTGTGCTCTCGCGCGCCACGATCCAGTTCGCGCTGCGCGTCGAGGAAGCCTGCTTCCTGCTCCGCGATCTCGCGCGCCCGGTCTTCGGTCGATAGCCGGTCGTGCAGCTCGTCGTAGAACTGATCGCGCGTCTTGCCGCGCGTCTCGATCTCGTGCGTCGTGGCGAGGCGATCGACTTCCTCATTGCGCCCGACCGCTTCCTGGTAGTCCTGCACGCGATCGAAGTCTTGCTGGCTGTACCGCTTGGTGCCGGTGTGGTCATCGCGGATGGCGTCGAGCAGCGCGTTTGTGTCGGGCCGGGAGGCATCGGGTAGATAGCCGGCCTGCCACGCTGCGTGCGCCGCGTCGTCCAGTGTGGCGCCGCGCTTGTTGTTGATCAGGCCGGGGCGCCCTTTGCTGCCGCCGAGAATGGCGTTCAGATCGCCGCCTTCATCCTTGATGCCGCCGTTCTGCTTCAGCCATTCCACTAGCCGCATCGGCTCGCGCGGCAGCTTCTCGAATGGCGTCGGCTCACCGCGGCGCGGTGGTGGAGCTGGTGGCGTCGGTGGCGTCTCCTCTGGCGCCTGCCCTTCGCGTATCTGCTTGTTTAGGTTGCCGAGATATTCGCCAGCTGGCAGCACATCGTATTTCGACTTGTCGATGGCGTCGGCCGTCTGCTTCTCGAATGTCTCGAGAACAGGCTGGCCTGTCTCCTTACTGACCGCGACCCAGCTTCCGGCCGGTCGGTTTGTTGCCTTGTCGACTTCAGGAGCCGGCGCATTTGCCGCTTCCTCCGCCTTCGATAGCTCCGCCTCCTTCGCGCTGACTTCCGCCAGGCGCTGGCGCACGTCGGGCGGTGTAGGTGGTGGCGTCTCCATGCGCGCGGCTGGCAACGGCGGCTCTGTTGCCGGTGTGCCTGCGGGTGATGGCGGAGGTTGCTGCATCGGCGCGGCTGGCGTGTCTGTCGCCGCCTGCTTCTTCAGCGCCTCGATCGCCGATCCAGCGGGCGCCTCCGGTGCCGGCGCGGCTTGCTGGTGCAGTTCGTCCAGCGCTGCCTGCTCCGGCGTTTGCGCGCGAGCGCGCGCTTCGCTTGCAACCGCATCAAGCGTTGGGGTAGCAGAACGCTGCGGTAGCGTCTGCGCCGTAGCCTGTGGCTCCGGTCTTACTCCGGGCGGAGACACCGGAGCCGCAGGCGCCTCATGCATCCGCATTCCACCGCCCATCAGTTCCGGTGCCAATGCACCGGAGCCGGCCATCTCCATCACTTGTCCGACAGTCTTCGCTGCGCCCTCGCCCGCGTATCGCTTCGTCGCCTCGATCGCTGCTTCCGACAGCCCGGCCCAGCCGGCATTCATCGCCGCCATCGGCACGATCGGCTGCGTCAGCCCACTCATGCCGTGCTGCGACAACCATTGACCGGTGCCCGACTGCGGATTAACCAGCGGTGGCGTTGAGGCATATGCCTTACGCATCGCCTCTTGGATTTCTGACGTGTCCGCTGGCGCTTGCGACTGCGGAATATCGGCAGCCTCCGCTTCGGGCGACGAAAGCACCTTCGCCAGATCAGCGCCGTTGCCGACTTGGATCTGCGGCTGCGCAGTGCCCTCGTCCCTCTCCGCCATCGGCAGCTGCTTCACCGCCTCTGCGTTCGTCAGCGGTCGGCCTTCGTCTTGCTGCTGGAACAGCGCCCACGGCCCAGTCTGTTGCGGCTGCTTCTGAAACTGCGTCCACGGCCCAGAAGGCGGCGGTGCTTCGGCGGCCTTCCGCTGCTGATAGTCCTGGCTGACGTGCTGGACGTACTGTGCGGTCTTCGGCCCCCACTCCTGCGTGTTCGGGCCACCGTGATAACCAGCGACTGCCAGCCGATCGTCACCCAGTTCGCCCGACAGCACCTTGAGGTACTTTGCGGTGCCGTAGATCGACTGCCGTGCGTTGAACGGGTCGGTCATTCCAACGGAGCGCGCGGTGCTAGGCAGGAACTGGCCGCGGCCCAGCGCCCCGGCCGGCGACACGGCCATATCGTTGCCGCGGCTTTCTACGCTGTGGACGGATCGCAGCAGATCGGGATCGACACCGTTCTGCTTACCCGCATCGTCGTAGAAGCGGTCGAGGTCGCCGCCCTGAAACTCTGTCCAGGGGCCGGCCATCTACTGTTGCGGCGCCCAGTTCGCCTGGTTGCCTGGGTCGCCTCCCTTGAAGACGTAGCCTTGGAGAATGTCGCCCGGCTTGGGGATCGGCGGCGGTGCGGCGGCAGATGGCTGAGACGCCGGCTGAGACGATGGTGGCAGTTGCACTTGGGACTGCACATTGCTCTGGGACTTTGTCGCCATCTCGATGGCTTTGTCCCATTTGATCCCTGGATTTGCGTTGATGATATTGCCAGCGCTCCGCAGTACTTGGCCGCTGGCTCCCTGGATCATCCCCTGAGTCTTTAGATCCTTGGTCTGAGCAAGCGCCTGCTTCTTCATCTCGAGCAGCGCGTTCTGATTCGCCGTCGACTGGTCAAGCCGCTGGGTCGTCGCTGAGTTGACGCCAGGATGGAATATCGGCTCGCCGCCAGTCTTCGGCATGTAGTACATGCCGGGGATGTGGTCGCCGTTCTCGCCGCTTCCGTAGCCCGGCACCCAGCGCCCCTGCTGCACTGCCAGTGCATCTTTAGCGGTCTTCTCGCCAAACTCGTCTTGATGCAGCGCAAGATTGCCACGACCGATATCCAGCTGCCCCTGGTGGATAGGCATCATCTGCTGGAACTGGCCTTCCTGTGCCTTCCAGTGCTCCTGCTCAGCTGACAGATGCTTGTCCTGCTGCTGCAGTTGCTGCTTGTGGTAATCAGCCTCGTTCGCCAGCCGGATTGCCGCCTGCCGTTCGGTCTCTGCCTGATGCCGTTCGTAGGCGTTTTCGCGCTGTTCTTTGCTTGCCGCCTGCAATCCCTGTAGCGCACCGCGGCCAATGTTGACGCCAGCGTTCGGCGAGTTGCCGCCCATGATGCCGAGACCAGCGTACAGCAACGCACGCGACCAGTCGCGACCATCAGATGGCGGAGCAACTGGTGCACCCATGCCGCCCATCGGAGGAGGGGGCCCGTCGTCGCCCATGCCAGGCACACCGCCATCGTCCAATCCGACACGGCCACCGCTGGCCTGCTGGCCGCCAAAGCTGGCAGGCGCACCGATGCCCGGCCAATTGCCTGCGTTGAAGGCATTCAGATAGTCGCCGTACGGACCAGTCGCGAGCGGCATGCCTGTAGGAAGCGCAAAGCCATAGGGTGACATCATGCCCTCGGTTGCGACTGCTGGTCCCGGCGGCTGCGCAGCTGGCGCCGGAGAGGCTGAAGGTGGAGCGGATGCTGCAGGGGCGGGTGCTGGCGGCGGGCGCGCCGACGCGGCGGTGCTCGATAGATAGTCGCTCAGTCCTTGCGGCGTTCCGGCGGTCGGCGCCCCCATGCCACCACCACCGTTCGACAGCACTGGCACTTGGGGCGATCCGGCATAGGAGCCTGGCTTGAGCGTGACAGAAACCGGAGCCGAACCGCCTGCGGCGCGGCGCGGGATGTGACCGCCACGTTTGGCAAACGCCGCAATAGTGCCGACGATCTTGATAACGTCACTAATGGCTTGCGCAGCCTCTTGGCCACCGCCGCCGCCGCCGGTCGTGGTAGAAGTCGAACCGTAATTCTTCAGCACGTTCATCCCACCGTGCGACACTGATCCTTGAGGGACGATGCTCATGCTGACATCGGGCACGTTGGGCATGCCTTGCGGCAGCGCAATCGGCTGACCCATGCCACCGCCAAAGGCACGATGTGGAATGGAGCCGCCACGAGCAGCGAACGCTCCCGCATCGACTACGCCAGCGCCGGCATCGAAAGCTCCTGTGTCGACTACGCCAGCGCCGCCCCCTGCGCCGGTCAGCCACCCGCTGTTGCCAAAGGCACCTGTCTGGCCCAGCAGTCCCGCCGTAGCCAGCGCCCCGCCGGCAACCTGTGAGCCGACGCTTGGTCCTGGCACAGTCGTTGTGCCGGTGCCGCCCGCGTTGGCACCCAGCCCCTCCGCAATGTTCGATTCCCAGCCAGCCGTCTGAAACGGCCACGATTGCTGAGCGATGAACTGCTCGTACGGAATGTTCAGCGATTGCTGCGCCTGCTGTTGCTCGAGGCCACCCACGCCGAGCAGCGCATTCGCGCCAGTCAGTGTCGAGTTGAGCGCTTCGTTGCCGAGGTTCGCCATGCCGTAGCCAGCCTGGCTGTTGAGCCATGCATTCGCCTCATTGGCGCCGAGGCTCATCTGCCCCTGCTGGCCAAGCATGTTGGCGATGTTGTTGTAGATGCCGGCGTTCATCTGCGATCCCTGCAAGCCAAGCCCGGCCTGCTGCATCGCGGCATTGGCAGCATTCTGATACAGGTTGCTTGCCAATCCTTGGCCCTGAAGCTGCGCCTGCTGGTTCGAGAGCTGCGCTTGCTGCTGCTGCTGCGCGGTCTGCACTGCCTGGCCGTAACCTTGGCTTTCCAGCCCGGCGATAACCGGCGCCTGCGCCAGCTGCTGCTGATTGGCCAGCGATGACTGCGCCAGCGCCTCACGATCGCCGCCATAAGCTCCCGCCGATACGGCGTTGCCGGCCAGTTGGTTCGCCTGCTGCGCGTTCTGGTTGTTGAACTGTGCCTGCGTCGCACCGACAACCTGGTTCAGATACGGGTTGAGGTACTGGTTGATCTGCGACGAACCGAGCTGCTGGAATGGCGATACCGTTCCCAGCGCCTGCTGCGCGATGCCCTGTTCTTTGTTCAGGTTCTGATTGGCAGGCGTGAAGAATTGGTTGAGCAGGTTCGGATTGTTTTGCGCAATGCCGGCCTCCTGCTGTGCCCACCAGTCCTGCGCATTCTGATACGGCTGCAGCGTAGGCTGCAGCGGTGCCGTCGCGTTGTTTATGTACTGAGCGGCGCTGTTAATGTACGGCGACGCGACGCCTTGTGCGCTCTCGATGTTGCTGATGGCGCCTAGCTGATCGGGCGATAGTCCCGCCTGAAGGTTGCCGGTGTATTGCTGAAACGGCTGCGCGGCAAGGTTCTGAGCGTTCTGAACCGCATGGGTATAGGCGTCCATGAACTGCTGCGGAGGCGCATTGTTCTGGACGGTCGTGTTACTGCCGCTTGATCCCTTGCCCATCCGTCGCGTTCTCCACACACAGTTCGCCAATGACGAAGCTGGCGCCGACGCGACGCGCGTAACGGCTATACAAGCGCTCCTTGCCCTCCCGCTCTTTCAGGGTCTCGATCGTGAGGACAACAGGCACCCCGTTGGCTTCATACCAGAAACGACAGAACTGCAACAACCGGAAGGCGTGCCGGCTGCGGCGATGGGCAGGATGCACATAGAGAAAGCGATCAACGTATAACCAGTAGTTCGAATACCAGTGGGTCATGGCATCCAGGTAAACCGCCGCCTCGATCCGGCCCGGCCCATCGATCAAGCCAATGACAGCCGGCGGATCAGACGACCGCCAGCATGCGCGCTTCAGGAGATCGATGACCTTGGCCGGCGCCAGCGGGAAAAGGCCATTATCGGCCGCAGCGACCCAACAAAAATCGCAGAGCCGGTCCAGGTCGGACGGTTGGGCGAGCCGGACCCTGTCAGGCAGCTTCAACGCTTTGCCCGCGCGGCTTGAACGTGCCGGCTGCGCCGAGCGCAAAATAGGCGCCGACCTGGGGGAAGTTGCGGCCGTACATGTTCAGCTTCGGCCCGAGGCTTTCGAGCGTCAGCACGTCCCACCGCATGATGATCCGATGGCCGGCGGCGGCTTCCGCCGTCTCATGCGTCCACTTGGCGAAGTTTGCCAGGCGCCGGCTGTAATGCGCCCGCGGATGGTCGGGCACCGCGGCAATGTCCTGCGGCAACGTGCGCGCGTGCGGCGCCAGGCCGAACCACACCACCGAGATATACGGCTCGTCCGACACTTCGGACTGAGCGAAAGTCATGCCAATGCTGGCGTCGATCACGCCGGCCGCGCCGTCGATGATGCCGGCGATGGCGCCGGCTTGGCGCTGGCAGCACTTTTCGATCAGCGTCCGAATCTTCGGTTCGGAAAGTGCCAGCACTTCGCTCTCGGCGAGGATCTGCGGTACGAGGGTCAGGAGACCGGGAATGTCCGCGTCGGTGGCGCGACGTACGCCGTGCGGGTTGTTCATTGTTTGCTGCCAACCGGTGGTTCGAGTCCTTTCAATTCCTTGATGTGCCGCTTCCGCAGCTCCATGGTGAACAGGTCCATGACGCGGTGTGCGCTTTTCAAATCATTCCTTCCTGTGAACTGCATCACTTGCTCTGGTGTCATTGAGTATTCGCCGTGGCTCAGTGCGACTTTGGTTGTTGGCTGCTCGCCCTGCTGCACTCCGCCGCCCTTGGCTTGATACTCGCGTGGCGGAGCCGGCGGACGCGGTGGCCCGTGACCGGCGCGACCATGGGGCTGCGCAATGCCGTGCGGACCACTTCCCAGCATGGCGTTGATCACACGAGCGCCCATGAGGCTGTTGCCCTCGCCCAGCCCGGCAATCTCCTCCGCCGGCAGGATATAGCTATCCGACAGCGCCGTGCCCTTGAGCGCATCGGCACGGCCGGCGGTAGCGCCATGCAGGTAGCCGGTCATTGGTCCCGCGTCAGCACCGCGCGCTTCCGATCGCGTCCACCACGGCTCAGCCTGCGACAAACCCATGCCGAGCATCCCACCACCCATGTCGCGGTGTGCAACCGGGCCACCAGCCGCCTGGCCCATGGCCGGTGCTTGCTGCTGCGGAACCGCCTGCTGCACTTGTGGCACCATATGCTTCTGCATCAGCGCCCGCTTGACCATCTTCCCCTGCGGAGAATTGCCCATCACCATGGCCATTTCCTGCAGCTTCTCGGTCGGCATCTGCGCGTAACGTTGCAGCGTCTGCGCTATCATCGGCGAGGCCGTGGATGCCGATGGCGTTATGCCGCCCAGTGCCGGCGGATTGAGCGCGACGGAGCCGGCAGTCGGATCGATCATCCCACCACCATCGTAGCCGATCGGGCCACCCATGCCGCGGCTCTCGCGATGCTTGAACAGCTTGCACCAGCCCTGCGAACTGACTTCGCCCGCCACCACCTCGCAGCTATGCGGCGCGCGGAAGTGCGAGCAGATCCCGCAGTGGGCACTCGGCATACCGTGGCCGTACTGTACCTCGGGCGAATCTTTGCTGTGCTTGATGGCGCCGCCGTCCGCGTGATGCTGCGCCCACTTGTTCGCGATGGCGATGCTTTCGCCTTCATCGACACCAGATTTTAACACCGCGTTAGCAATATGTGCTGCGTGCTCAGCTTTCGCGCCGTGCAGTGCGTGGTTGTGCTTTTGAAAGGACTGCCCAGACCACGGCATCAGTGTTTCGCCCTTCGCTTCTTCGGCGCCGGCTTCTCCTCCGCCGGCCGGAACTCGTTCGGACTCATGTTGGAGATGAAGTACCGATCGTCCACCACTTCCCAGATATCTATGCCGTGCTCCCGCCGCCGCCGCGCGCCGGGCCGGTCGCCCTTGCGATAGGTGTGGCTCCTCGACATTGGCGTGGAGTCAAGTTCGACAATCACGCGGTCCCGATCCACGACCTGGACCACCACTGCCTGCATGATCTCACCCGGCAAATGAACGGTTAAATACTGATCAATATTGGGACGGACGAGGCCACGAGCCGATGTAAAGCGAGGCAGGACGGGCATTGCGTTCCTGTAGCAAAATGCGCCGCTTCACCACAAGAACGCTGGTTGTGCAACGATGGCGCGCGTCGGCGGTGCTGTCACTGTCGGAACAAAGCCGGTGAACGACACCGAGCCAACACCGGGCGCGACAGCCACGTTGTAAAGCGGCGTCGGCGCGAGGCCAGTGAAGGTGATCGACCCGACGCCAGGAAGCAGGCTTTCATCCGCAGATGGAGCCTGCCCCGTGAAGACGACTGATCCGACACCTGGGGATAGCATCTCATCGAGGCTTGGCGCCAAGCCAGTGAATATGATCGAGCCAGCATCTGGGAATAGGCTCGATACGGTGGCGGAGTAGTCGCGCAGCGGATGCGGAATGAGCGGTCGCGGGCCACGACCCAGCTGACGCGGAAGTCTCGACGCTACCGCTTCAGCGAAAAGCGACGGAGCGTTGCCGGTAAAGACGATCGCGCCGACACCAGGCAGAAGCGCTTCGTTTACTGACGGCGCCAGCCCGGTGAACAGCACCGATCCGGCGCCGGGCAACAGCGCTTCATCTGCGGATGGCGCCTGCCCTGAAAACAAGATCGAGCCAGCACCGGGCAACAGGCTTTCGTCGGCTGACGGAGCATTGTCGGTGAAAAGGATCGAGCCGGCGCCGGGAGCTAAACTTTCACCGACCGAAGGAGCCAGGCCAGTGAAGACGATCGATCCAGCGCCAGGCTGTACAGCTTCGTTTGCTGATGGCGCCTGTCCTGTGAACAGGATCGAGCCAACGCCGGGAAGCAGACTTTCATCGGCTGAAGGAGCCAGGCCGGTAAAGACAATCGAGCCAACGTCCGGTGCGACCGTTATGTTACTGGCTGGCGTAGAATAATCGCGGATTGGCCGCGGTGTGATGCGCTTGCCACCGATCCGACCTGGGCGCCTGATCAGCTTAGGATTGTCGCCATAGACTGACGGCAGTACCAGCGGCGCACCTTGCGTGAGAACGGTGAAGCCGCCGTTCATCACGCCCACAGTATAGGTGCCGTTCCACGAGGCCGGAATGTTCGTCAGGATTTGCGCCTGAGTGATCCCGCCGCCGAAGATTATCCGGTCTGGATCAGACCCAGGATAGGTGATCTTGATGAGACCATAGCCGCCCCGAACAGCGGACTGCCCGCCGGCCGAAGATCCGCCTCCACCACCCGGAGTACCACCAATACCACCCGTGGTGCCTCCGTTTGCCCCAGGTGGAGTGCCACCACCACCACCGCCTCCATTGTCGAAGTCGTCACCGCCGTTGCCGCCAGCTCCGCCACTGGAACCAGCGCCAGCCCCGCCCGAACCATTTCCACCAGGCGCACCAGCACCCGCGCCGCCCGTGCCGCCTGTGCCCGCAAAGCCATTGCCGCCATTGCCGCCGTTGCCGCTGACAGGAGAATCCTGCCCAACAGCGCCGCCGCCATTACCCCCACCGCCCCCACCTCCCGTGTTGGGGGCGGCACCACCCAGCTTACCTGCGCCGTTTGGGCCAGCCGCCCCAGCGCCGCCAGCGTTCCCTACCGGCGCGCTCGTTTGTTGACCTGCGTCAGCAAAGGTCGAGTCACCGACCTGAGTCGTTCCCGAGAGACCGCCAGCAGCAAGGACAGTTGCAGTGCTAGAGAACCAAGTATTGCCGCCAGCCTGTGATGCCGTTACGCCCGGAGCGCCAAGGTTAAAACTGACCCCGACACCTAGAGTTAGGCTAAGTGAATTCTTCCGCGCCCATCCCGCGCTGCCGCCACCAGTCCCCCCTACGCCGCCTGCGGGACCGGCGCCGAAACAGTCAACAGTGGCGGTGGCCGTTGAGGGCGGCGTAAAAGTCCCGGCGCCAGCGCCGACAATGTAGATCGTGGTCACAGAGCGCGGCCCTCTGGCCGGACGCCGCTTACATCAGAGCGAGGCCGGCTGACTCCAGCAGGAAAGCATGAACCGTCATGCTGCCGGTCGCGACCGTCTGCGTGAAGAACATATCGAACGTGTTGCTCGCAGTCAGGTCCACGTTGCCACCCACTGCCGGCGCGCTGCCAGGACCGCCAGACACCGACGAAATGAACTCGCCATTGCCCCCCGTGGTGACTGATGGAGAACCAACGACAGCGACCGTCGTAAAGTCCGAGAAGCCAATGAAGTTCCCTGATGAGCCACTTGCGCGACAAGTCAAGTTGATCACGAGGCGCCAGGGCACAGTCGTTTGCGCCGTCGTGTTCAGGTTCATTGGGCCGGAGTCGAAGACCACAGTGCTGCCGAGCCGGATGTCGAAGCGAGCCGTTCCAGGCGTGGTCACCACACACGAGATGCGCCCATGCGCAGTAATGCGGAACACCGATCCCACCTGGATCGAGTTTGGCGGAAACGTCAGCTTCGCCGTGACGGGAAGGCAGGTTGCCGCGGAGGCGGCAGTCAGCGTAGGGCCGTCTGCAGTGGCGATTGCAAGCGGTGCAAGATAACCGGAAGCCATGTTCTCGCTCCTACGGAGAGTGTGTGATGGTGAAGATGCCGGAGGCGTTCATGGTGACAGTCAGCGTGCCGCCCGCTATTTGCTGCTGTGTTCCGCCGCCAAGGTCCGAGTAACACAGCAGCAAATCGCCAGAGACGAGACCGCCACCAGCGCGCCGCACGATGACGCCATACCTGAACGGACCAGCGGTGAACGAACTCCACGCCGGATTGGCGGAGGTGAACGTCACCGTGGCCGTCGTTAGCGTATCGGTCTCGCTGGCCAGCGTTATGCCGCCCACCGTGTAGCCACCGGCCGTCGTCAGCTCATTGGCGCTGACGTTCGAGTAGGTCGTGTCCGTGTTCGGCGCTGGCGTGTAGGAGTTTGTAACGAGGATGATATTATAGTTGTCGGTCGACAGGTTGAAGCTGCCCTTGGATATCCCAAGGACCGCATTCGAGTAGACAGTCCATGCTCCGGCGGCCATTCGTCAGTTCCTCATAGCCAATAGGGTTATGCAGCCATCGGCGAGCGTTGCGTCCTGCGTCGGCGCAACACGTTGCAACACGTCTCCCGCAATCAGCGTTCCGCCAGCACCAGCTAGCACACAGCTGCTGTGTGACGCTGGCGTGATCGTGACGGTGCCGAGCTGCGTCAGCACGCCGCTCGATATGCGGTTGAAGGTGAAGACGGCGTTCGCGGTCGCCTGCGTCGCGTCGTAGACCACCGCGCCGGTCAGTCCGGCCGGGAGGGAAATCGCGAACGGCAAGACCAGGTGCATCAGTTCGCCACTGCCCGGCTTGCCCTGGAACGGGAAAGCGATCGGCAGCTGCTGCACTTCGGCCGGCAGCTGGGAATAGGCAATATTGCCGGCGACCGTTGCGCCACGCAGGGCCTGCTCCAGCGCGGCGAGGAGCCGGTTGCCTTCCGTCTGCTGCGCGACAATCTGGCCGAGGTTGATGTTGCTGCCGGACATCAGAAGCCCCGCCCGTCAGCCGCGATGCGATAGCGGATGCGGCCGATCCGGTTGAATGTCCCGAGATCGTTGCCCTCGACCTGTATCGCCATCTGCCGCCCGCGGCCGGCGAACAACGGAATGAAGGCGTTGGCCTGGCTCCAGCTGAACGGGCCGACCGTCGTGTAGCTATCGCTGGGCAGATTGCGGAACAGCAGAGAAATCTGGATCGTCGGGTTGTTCAGCGTGATGAAATCCGGCAGCAGCCAGTCAACGAACTGGATATCCTCGCCGTCGCCGATGAAGAAATCGGCGGTGCGGTAGGACCACGATATCGGCACACCGTTCGCGTCGTAGCCAATCTCGTGCTGCTGCAGCAGGCCGGAAGGATCGGCGCCGACCGGCGTGTTCGGCGACGGCCCGCTTTGCACGTTCTCGAGCAGCCAAGCCGTCCGCTGCAGCTGCGGGGTTATGCTGAAGTCCCACGCCCGATCCACGTAGTTGAACTTGACGCTCCCCTTCGTCACCGATCCCGCGACGTAGAACGAGGAGGATTGCGATAGCGGGAAATGCAGCTCGAACTCGTTATTGGTCGGGCTGCCGCCCATGACGAACAGGCCGGGCTGAGAGAGGTCCCAGTTCTGATAGAGAATGTCCCAGACTTCGCAGTCGACCGGCGTTGGAGCGCCGCCGCCCATGCTCATCTCAAAGAAGCCATGCGGCGATACCCAGAACACCATCTGGCCGATGACCGAGAAAGCGCGCGTTCCGATCAGACCGCAGCCGTACTGCGCGATCGGCTGGAAGCCGAAGACGAATGGCAGTCCCTGATAGGTCATCAGGAAAACGCCTTCGTCCGTCCACAGTATTGCGGCGAGACCAGCAGCCAGGCCGCCGACCAGCTTGTTCCCCTGCGGGATGGTGTAGGAGCCGGCCTGATTGCTTACGGTCGGCGTCCAGTCGGTGAAATCGCCCGCGTTCGACCAGCGCACCAGCAACGGCTGCTGCGTTCCGAGCACTTCGGCCCCCAGCGCCACCACGATGCGCGCCTCGGACAAGACAAAGACAGCGGTGTTGTAAAGCGGCGCGCTGCCGGACACGACCACTGCCGGCGCGATGTCAGGTGGCGTCCACTGGTAAATGCCGCCATTCGTCGGGCTGGCGATCAGCACCTGGCCAAAGTTATCCAGCGACCACTGACGAGCAGGAGTGACAGCGATTCCGCCGCCGGATGACACGCCGTAGAGACCGGACCCGTACAGCCCGGTACCATAGCCGACGAGCACGGTATCCTGCGCAACACTCGTCGGTATCAGATATTCAATCCGCGCATTGCCGCCGTTCACCGCGACCGTCGTGGTCGCATTCGCCGTCGTGGCCGCCGCGATCGTGAAGCTGTTGGCGTCCGGCGCCGTCAGCACACTGTAGGGGCCGCTTACTGTCAGGCCGGCGAAGGTGGTTGAGACGGTGGCGTTATAGACGCCGCCGACGTTCAGCCCATGGTTCGCCAGCGCCACGGTGACGGTCGGTTGGCCGTTCTGGCTGGTATAGGTCGGAACAGCACCGCCATTCGCCACGCTGGCGGTTGCCGGCGTGCCCACATCGAACGAGAACTGATTGGCCCCCGGCTCGCCGCTGACCAGCTGGTAACCGAAAACGATCAGCCCGCCGACCGCAACCGGCACCCCGATATAAACCCAGTCGCCAATCGACGGTGCGGCGCCAGGATCAAGAACAGTGACCACCGACGAGCCGGCGGTAGTTGAAAACGCAACGACTGGATTGGTCGTTGCCGAGAGTGGCGTGATGTCTGACAGGACGCCACCCGTCAGGATCTCCAGCCGCTGCTCGGTGCCAGCCGCCAGGTAGATATTGCTTTCGAGGTCGCTGAAAGCGTGCAGGCCGGAGCACGTGCCGATGAGCGGTGTGCTGGTCATCTGCTGCCAGCCGCCGCGCTTCTCCGGCAAGCCATTCCTGAACCTGATCAGGTTCGACAGCGTCAGCTGAGCCTGATCCAGCGTAGGTGTGTGCTGGGTGTCAATGCCAGGCTTCAGGATCAGCGATCGGAACGGCACCGCTCCAGCTCCCGTAAGCGTCGGCGTAGTGACTGCAGCTCAGCCACCAGCAGCGGCACCAGTTTTGAGTTATCCATTTGCCACGGCTTGCCGCGGCTGCCCTTCGTCACAGCCCACGGAAAGACGCGATGAACCTGCTGCGCGAAGAAGCCGGGCTGCGAGTCAGCATCCGGTGCGTCCTTCCAGCGAAACCAGCGCGGCTTGAGCCGATCGATCATGCGACCGGGATCGTCAATGGCGCCATCATCGAGCTTCAGCGTTGCGTCTGAGGTCGTATTGTAGCTTGTCGAGGGGCCGGCACCGGCCGTTATGCTTCCTGCGACCGCGCCCTGGAACTGCCAAATGGCGTGAAAGCAACTGGTGTTCACGATGTTGCTGATAAAGGACGTGTAATTATGTGCCGGAACCGGCAAAGAGTTTACGGTGACACCAGCCTTGCCGCTGGTATTCGCTTCCAGCGCCACGGTGCAATCTTGCCCAGAAGCGTTGCCATTGACGGTAATGCTCCCGTTGCTATCGATGCCGACCAGCGTCCGAGTATTCGTGTTGTTGACCAATTGCCAGCCGGCATTTCCCGCATTGGTCAGCGTAACAATGTTCGCCGCGCTCAGATTTAGAACGTTTCGCTGAGCGTTGAGCGAGTCCGCCATCGTAATGTTGACGTTGTTCGGCAGGCTGATCGTGCTGTCGAAGGCGACCGGCCCCGAGATGGTAGGAGCGGTCAGCGCTCCGGTCAGTGTCGTGGTGCCCGTGACGGCCAGGTTGCCTGCCGCTGTCAGGTTGCCGGATGCTGAGACATTGGCTGCCGTGAGGTTGCCGACCGACAAACTGCCGAGGCCGAGTGCGAGGCCGCTGACATTGGTGGCGCCATCGGTCCAGTAGAGATACCAGAAGCTGTCCGGCGGCAGTGTCATCGTCGTGCCGGCACCGGCCGAGAGCACCACGTTCTGACCGCCCGTCGTGACGTTCCGCGCGTATCCCCACTTCTGCACGTTCGGCACCGTCACGGTGCACGCGCCGGTCAGTGCTCCGGTGTAGCTCTGCATGCGCTCGCGCGCCTGATCCGGCTGGCCGGAGTTGGCCGAGAGCGTGAAGTTGGTCAGCCCGGCGATGTTGACCTGGGCCAGTCCGTCCAGCGCAGAGTCAACGAGAACCATGTTCTCGCTGTTCGGCGTGCCCCAGTTGTCCCGTGTGCCAGGATCGCCCTGCAGCAGATCATTGAGGCGGTTGGAGGCGGTAAAGGTTGTGGCCATCTATCGTCGTGCCGCTATTGAAGGTGGAGGCGCTGGCATGGGCATGTCAGGCGCCAGCCCACGGCGCCGCATTTCTTCGGCACGGGCCGGTGCCAGTTCCTTTTGGAACACCGCTTCCCAACTCATCGCCTGGCCGCTTTCGTCAGACTGGGCGCCATAGTTCCGATTCAGTGCGCCGGCCAGGAACATGCAGATGCCGGCCTGCAGCAGATCGGGATACTGCTGCGAGAGATACGTGCTTGGATTGCTCGCGCTGATCGGCGCCGGCTGGTACAGCCCGCCGGCCTTGACCTGGTAGACAGCATCCGGCGTCGGGGCGATGGCTACAGTGCGATCGCTGACCAGCGCCCAGTACCGGCCATATTGCGAGGTCAGGGACGGCGTGAGCGTCGCACCTTCCACCGGCCAGTAGCGGTCGATGAAGTCGAGCGTCACGCGATCGAATGGCACCATCGTCCCGGCCGGCAGGACCGATGATGTTGGTACGACCAGCCGGATCTGCTCGAGCGTCACCAGCGGCAACGTCGTCGCCGAGAGGTTGATCAGTCGGCTGCCGGCGGTGGTCGAAGCTGACGTGTCTTCGGCGTAGGACGCGATGAACGGCATCTCGTGGTAGATGCGCGCCTCAGCGTAGCTGGTCGCCAGCGGGAACTGCGCGAGGAACAGCGAGTCGTAGACCGGCGTCGCAGGCACAGGAGACGGCAATCGCCCCATGGCGATTGCGCAAGACTGTTGCAGCGATGTCCAGGTCTGTGCGGCCATCTACATCGCCGGCAGTGAAATCAGCCGACCTTCGTAACAGCCAATGTCACTAGCTGATCCGATAGACCCCTTGCGGCCGGAAATATCCACCGTTCGCGTGTAGGTCGCGCTCGCAGCATTCACGCCTGCAGAGCTATTCTTTAGGCGGAAATCCATCACGGCAGGATTAGTCGATGCGTTGAAGAACGTAGGGGCTGTGGTGATGTTTCCACTGCCCGGCAGAGCCGTGCCATCGCCGCCGTTACCAAGATTGGTGCTGAAAGTGGTGGTTGTGCCGGCATTTTTGATACACGGCCCCCAGCTCGGAGAAACAACTAGATTATTGTATAGGTTGTTGTCCGCTGATGACGCACTGACAAATAGTCCTATCGATCCGATGAATATGCTGTGGGTGTTGTCATTGCGCGAGAACCCCTGCTGGTTCTGCCAGCACGTGTTGAAGTTTACGTCGCAATGGGAGGATCTGGTTATGTACACTCCACCGCTGCCATTGTTAAAGCACAGATTGTTTTGGACGACAGTTCTGCCGGTATATGCCCCAACGCCCCCGGTGTCGGTATTTGTATCGATAATTATTCCCTCACCATCGCTGAAGTCCCCGCCCACTATATGATCACCATTCAAGGACTGGGCAACAAGGTTTGCCGACAGCGTAAGCGAGCCGGCGCCGACTGAGGTCATCCCGACGACGAACCCGCCAACCATGCCGATCAGGATCGTCTGGATCGGGAGCACCGAGATCTCGGCGATCTTGCCCTCGCGGGCGTTCTTTGCGCGTCGGTCCATCACAAAGCGAAGGACCATGGCACCCGCGCCGAGCAGGAGGGCGGTCCCGAGCGCGCGCTCGACGTTCGTCTGAGCGTCGCTGGAGTCGCCGAAACGGCTGAGGACGTAAGCACCGAGGAAGGCCATCGGCACCGAGCCCATCGCCATGAAACCGACC